TCCCAGATCAGCTGACCCTCGTCGCTGTCCTCTATAACTTTAGTCAACGCGGCCTCGGCGATGGCGTCCGCTTCCGATGCCAGGTCATAGCGACGACCGTCGGCGACCTTGAACACCTGCACGTCCTCGTCGCTGTCGCGCCGCTTGATGGCGATCACCGCCTCGAACGCATCTTCAGCAGGCACCGCCGAAGAAATCGCCTCGAACTTCTCGAAATGCTTGCGTGCCATTAGTCATCACCTCACCGTTGCGATTGTCATCAATGGACAACAGCATCCGCGTAAAAGGTCGAGACCGCCGGCTGAACGTCATGCCCATGGCAGGCTCGAACCTATACGCGCAATCCGGAGGGCCGCCCCAGTGGAAATGACCGAGCACTACGCGAACATCGAACCAAGCCGCGCTGACGTGGACGCGCTGGAAGGCCCCGTGCTGCTGGAGTTCGGCACGGCCTGGTGCGGCCACTGCCGCGCCGCCCAACCGCTGATCGGCAAGGCGCTGGCGGACCGGTCAGGCATCACCCATCTGAAGATTGAAGATGGTCCGGGGCGGCCGCTGGGACGTTCGTTCCGGGTCAAGTTGTGGCCTACGCTGATTCTGCTGAGCAAGGGCCAGGAGCTGGGACGCGTGGTTCGCCCGCAGGACTTGCGGGCCATTGAGCAGGCCCTGGGTGCAGCCGGACGAGGCTGAACCGCGTGCAACCACGCGGTCACGGGCCTGGCAATACCGGCATTGACCCCGTGCTTCGCGACCATCGGCAGGCAAGCCGTGGCATAATCCGCCGTCCAGTTTTGCAGGAGCCTTGGAGAGTCGCCCATGTCCGAACCCGATCAGCGGTTGTGCCTATACGGAATCAAAGCCTGGGACGCCGCACGGATCAGGCTCAACGCCTAGTGCCTCGCGGCTTTCGGCCAGTTTTCACGCTCAGAAATCCGCTCTTTTGCGCAATCTCCCGCGCCAACAGAATCAAACACTTACGTTTGTGTTTTGGGGAAGAAATTGCCCGTCCGAATCATCGTCTGCGGAGGCCGCGACTACGCCGACCGCGCCCGCGTTTTCGAAGTGCTCGACCACATCCTGCTCACTCGTGGCATCAGCGAGATCATCCAGGGCGAAGCGCCCGGCGCCGATCGCTGGGCCCGTGAATGGGCGATCAACCGCGACGTGAAGCTGACCCGATGCCGGGCTGAATGGGAGAAGTACGGCAAGCGCGCCGGCCCGATCCGGAACCGGCAGATGCTCGAGCTGAAACCCGATGGCGTGGTCGCCTTCCCGGGCGGCCGCGGAACGCAAGACATGATCACCGCAGCACAGGAGGCCGGAGTCCCGGTCTACCGTCCTCGCCCGTCCGGGCAACTCTAATTCCCCTTCACCGCGTCATACGCTTTCTCGCACGCAGACCCAGCTATTCCTCGCTCGTCGGCGACTCCAGCATAGAGTTGAGCAGCCTCTCCAACCCTGCCGAGCACGTCGGCTCGCACTCGGGCGGCGCCTTCGGCTGCCTGGCTGAGCTGGGCAGTGATGGCATTGCCGGCGTCACGACTGCGCTGCTCAGATGCTGCGAGGCGCAACTTGAGCCGCTCAAGAGCACTACCAGCGCGCTCAGCATCAGTACGCGCTGCAGCCAGTTGTTCCTGTGCCTCTGCATCTGCTTTCTCCATCGCGGCCTGGCGCCGCTGGTTTTCCTGAATAACGAACAGCGCAGCGCGGCGGTCGCGCTCGCTGACTTCGGTGCGGTAGTCGGCAAGATCGGCCTGCGCCTGCGCGGCGTCAGACTGCGCCGATAGCACGCGGATCTGCTGCCCGCCGGCCACAACAGTCAGAGCGAGCACCCACCAGGCCCAGCTGGGCACGAACTTCAGCCAGGCGGTCATCGCATCACCTCACGCACGGCCGCGGCGAAGTTACGCCCCCACTTGGCGCGAAGCTCGGCGCGTTGCTCAGCAGTGCCGCGGTCGTATGCGCCCGGGCGCCACGTCTTCAGGTACAACCGCCAGGCGCCTCCCACGTCATCCTCGCCCGGCAGGCGGCCCGGATCGCTCCATAGCAGCAGGCGAGCCAGGCCGGCGGCGAGCACGTCGTCATGCTCGATGGCAGTCCAGATGGATCGGTTGTCGGGAGCAACGCCACGCGCACGGTACAGCGCAGCGGCATGGGCTTTGGTGGCCTCATGCGTGCGAACGCCAGCCACCATCCCGCCGCCGAGCTCACCCTGCCAGAATGACCGGGCCGGGCCGTTTCCCATCTGGCGACGGTGGACGAAGCGGCTTTCCTGCAGCCCGATAGCCAGCAGCATGATCTCTGCCTCTCGGCTCGACATTTGCGCAGGCAGCAGCGCGAGAGCGGGCGCTACGGCTCGCTCCCGTATTTCAGAGAGGGTCATGGTTTTCTCCAGGCAGAAAAAAGCCCCGACTGGCGGGGCTGTTATGAAAGCACGGGGCGGTTAGGAAGGCAGGAACGTCAGAACGTTTGAGGCTGGACTTTCCCCGGCACTGTTCCAGGCAGTGACGTAGAAATACTGCGTCACGCCGTCAGAAACGCCGTCGACGCGTACCGATGTGTTTGTTGTCTGCGCCTGCAGCACATAGCTACCTGTGCCGCTTTTCATGTAAACGCGGTAACCACTCGGAGGGCTGCCAGCCTGCGGCGCCTGCCACGCGAATGTGTAGTACAACAGCGGGTCTCTGCCCGCGCCGGTCTGCTGGAAGTTCAGTGGCGCAGATGGAGCGACCACTGGCCGCGTGAAGCCCGCCACTACACCGGGCATCATGCCGCCACCGTTTGGCCGATCACGTCCCATTCGTTCGTGCCGACTTTCTTGAGCGTGACGGTCATGCGGGCAGTCATGCTGAGCGTGCCACCGCTCGGCGCATTGAGCGTCACTCCGCTAGCCGCTGCCAGGGTGATATTGCCCAGCGCGCGGACGGTGATCTCGGTGCCGATGTCGAACGCCACCGAGGCGTTGGTCGGAACGGTCAGGGTGATGGCACTTGTCGTGCCAGGACGCACGTAGTTCCAGGCGTCAGTCATGGCCAGCGTGCGGTTCGTGGCTGTGCCGACGACGGCGGCCTTGTCCTGCTTGGTGGCGGGGTTGAAGTTGCCGTCGTGCCACACCTTTCGCCATCCGGTTGAGTCAACAGGGTCGAAGGAAACGCCTCGGAAATGCAGTTCGTTGTTGAGTGCTATGGCGAGCTGGGCACGGCGGTTGGCTGCATAGCCTATATCAAGGCCAAGCGAGACAGCTCCAGAAGGGCTATCAGCTGCTGATGTTCCTTCCCACCTCTTGAACCGACTACCAAACCAATTGCTAGCCGTTTCAGACGCCAAGACTGCGCCTAACCCAAACGCCCCCACCGCCATCAGCGCCCCGGCGGTGGTGTCGATTGCCGAGGCCTGCTTAACCAGGTTGCCGGTGTGCCAGAGCTCTTGCCATCCGGACCATGTGCCAGCCGCCATGGCGCGGGTAGCAATGCGACCGTCACGAAAAAAAAACACCTGCCTAACATCATCGGCGTCGTGAGCGGAGACCAGGCAACTAGCCGCCCCTGCGCTGTCGGACGCGGGGCGGTTTAGCGTAGACGTGTCACAGGTGAACAACCCGGACGTCATTTGGCTATTCAGGTCTGCCACTCGAGGGCCAGCGCCACCCACCCCAAACAACGCCATCGCCGCCCGCACGAACGCCGTGGTGGCCAGCGACGTGTCGTTATCGGTCTCGGCCGGCGTCGGTGCGGTCGGGTTCCCGGTCAGTTTGGGGCTGTCGAGGGGCGCTTTCAGACCCAGCTGTGCCTGCAATTTACCGAACGCTGCCAGCACGCTATCCGTCGCCGCGACTGCCGTAGACACGGCGAGGCTCAGCCCGGTCAGCACGGTGTTGCGCACACGGCTTTCGTTGAAATAGAGGTTCGTCGAGCCCTCGGTCAGGGCATCGGTCGTGCCCGGGGATGGATTGATCTCGGCATACACCGATCCGGTCCAGCGGTATTGGCGGGTTGGGTTCGCCGCAGTGCCCTGGTTGATGGCGATGTAGATTTTTCCGGTTTCACCGGTCGCCGGAAAGTCCGCAAGCGTCAGATACTCTAGCACGTCATCGACGTAGCTCGGCAGTTGGCTAGCCGGGATGCGCGCAAACTGGTCGAGGGTAGCCACACCGCCCGAAACGCCACGCTCAGCGGTGTTGATCTTCCCGTCGAGCGCAGCTTGCAGGCCGGAGACGGTGCTGATCGCCTGACTGCCGGTATGGGTGGCCCGGTCGCGCAGCTGGGCGTCGCTGGCGTTTGCCGTGGCGCCGGTAGCGACGCCGTCGAGCTTGGTCTTGTCGGCGGCTGTCATCACGCCGGCCAGGCTCGTGGTCGCCGCCCCGAGCGTTGCGCCCGTGCCGGTGCTGCTGGTGACCGGGACCGCGGTTGTGGTGCGGGTGCCCTGCGCCAGGTTCGTACCCACGTTGACCTGCGCGCCAGCCTGGATACCGTCCAACTTCGTCTTGTCGGCCGACGCAGCCCACCAAGCCGCGACCGCCTGGAACACGCGCTGAGCGGTCCAGGCGCGGCGGGTCGTAGCGGTACCGGCTTCGGCTTCGGCCTGGGTGACGGTCGAGGCCGTCCATTCGCGGGCGTCGGTGAGACGGCTGTCGTTTGTCGCGATGCCCAGCTGCTTGACGGTGTTGTCGCTGTGCTTGGTGTATAGCTTGGCGTCGGCGGTATTGACCGCCAGTTCGCCAATTTCGAGGTCGGTTGCAAGCGGGACTTTAGCCGCCACGGTCGACTTCTTGGTGAGTACGCGCGCCATATTGATGGGCTCCGAACGGGATTAGAAGGTGCCGCCGTCGACCAACTCGACAGCCAGGGTGACGAAGCCATTGCTGGCGTCTTTGGTCATTGCCATTGAGGCGTTCATGCGAAGCACGCCGTCGGTGCCATCGGTTCCCCACAGGTAACCGGAAGTCCCACCAGCCACTACGGCGACCTTTTCATCCGCAGTCCCCTCTGGAATGTTCAGCGCGGTCTTGAATGCGTTGAAGGTGAGCTTCTTCTCCTTCTGTCCGGCAGCCTCGCTGGCGTCGTGAATGATCAAGAGGTCGGTTGCGCCATCGATCGCGGCAAGGGTTGCCAAGTCATCGATTGCCGGAACGACTGGCAGCTTCGTTGTGGCGTCGGTCGCGACGTGCAGAGTTCCGCGGTCAGTTGTGACCATCGGCTCGCCGGCCAGCATCCCGGAGGTGGGCAGGTTGGCCTTGATGCCGCGTTTCAGCTGAAGACGTGTTGCCATGGGTGTGATTCCTTAATTGAAGGTGCCGCCGTCGATGGTTTGCAGGTCGAGGTTGGCGCGCGCCTCGGCCTTGGCTTGTTCGGTAGTGAGTTCGGAGAAGCGGTTGGCTACCTGGAAGAAGTCGCCCGTTGCGGAGTTGACGCCGGGCGGCCCCTGCTCGCCGGCCATGACGACGACCGTCTCGGCGTCCGGCTCAAGGCCTACGGCGTATTCGCTGCCGGCCTCGATGACCAGCGCCTCGGGATCACCGCAGATCGCGATGCTCATGTGGTCACCTCGCGGCTGACGGTGACGACCCCCTGCAGGTAGCGCTGGACGGTGCCGTCGGCATACTCGACTTCAAGGTCGTACACGCCATCAGTCCATGTGAGAGCGGCGGTTTCAGTTGCGCTCAGGGTGCGCGTCAGCGTGCCGGGGCCTGTGATGGCCAGGCCGCCGTTTTCCGTGTTCAGTTCGAGCAGCAGAGCACCGCCGACGCCTGCGCGAATCTGCATGCGGGCGGTGGCGCCGGCCAGGTCTACCGGTGGCTTGTAGATCAGTTGCCCGTCGCTGGGGTTGAGGCCGAACGCAGACAGTGCGTTGATCTCCAAGGTGGCGGCGTCTACCACGGTGACGCGGTGCGGGCGCTCGCGTGTCGAGCGGTTCACGCCCTGCATGCCATTGACGCCTTCGACCCAGGCCAGCCAGTTGCCCGGCAGCCCGTGGTCCACGGTGAGGCGCAAGGGCGAGCCACCGAGGGCGGTGATCGGTCGGTACTCGTGGCGCGGCTGCATCAGCCGCAGGGTGTCGCGCAGGGTCGAGCCCTGCACGATGTGCAGATCGTGTTTGGCGGGTTGCATGGTTGCTCCGGGCGTAAAAAAGCCCGCGCGGAGCGGACTTGGCAGTCAACAATGGCGTCACACCGGCAGGTAGCCGAAGTGCATCGGGATGATTTCAGCCAGCCAGCCGCCTTCGTTTTGGGTCCGTTGTATCTTGAGCAGCGCGGGGCCGCTGGTTTCGGTGCGCCAGGCGCCGTCCTCGTACGTCAGGGGTTGGCTGGCATAGAGCTCGCTGAAGTTGGCCTGCTCGAACACGAGGACGGTAGCCTGAGTCAGCAAGACCTGGCGCTCACCTGGCCAAACCACGTATTCGGCCGAGACGATATCCGCAAACTCCACCAGGGAGGCTATCTGCAATCGAACCCAGTAGGCCGGATACCCGTTCTCGGCGGCGGCCCCCACCTGGTAGAACTGTGCATTGAGGTTGTCGATGTAGTGCGATCCCACCGCGGCATCAGTGATAACCCCGTTGGGGTCGCCCTCGCCGGTGTAGATGTGTTGGGTCGTGGCCATGTCAGGCTCCTATGGTCAGTGTGTTGCCGGCGGCATCAGTCAGGGTATTGCCGCTCGCATCGGTCAGTGCGCCATCCGGCGCCGTCCCGCCCTCCAGCGCAGCCAGCCGCGCGAAGAGGTCGGTCAGCAGCCCGGCTGTCAGCGCGCAATAAATCTGGCTGCCGTCGGGCCAGCCCTGCTCAGGCGTGCCCTCGCGGGCGCGCGTCAGGGTGGCCTGGCCACCAACGACCTCGGCGTCGACGATCTCCCATCGCGTGGCGCCGGCTGCGGCATCCGCCAGCGTGAGCCGGTACTCGCCATCAGGCAGGTCGAGCGGGCACGACGTAGCGCCCTGCTCCAGGGCAATTGCCCGGAGCCAGTTGTTGACGTAGTTCATCGATTACACCCAGGTAAAGTAGCCGCCGCCGAGACGCGCGCGCTTGATCTGGCCAGTGACGGGGTTATAGGCGCCGACCGAAAAGCCGGTGTGGTAATCCCACAGCGCCTGGCTGAAATTGCCTGCAAACCGGTTGTGGCCTGGAATCAGGTTCCCGGTCGCCGTGTCGCCAACATCAACCCCGGATGGGGTGATGGCAGGGCCAGCGACGTACTCGAACTGGTTGTTGCCCATACAGCGAGCCATGGCCGAAATGACCTTGTTGCTCGACTGCAGTCCGGCGTACCAGGTCAGGTCATAGTTCGCGTTGCCGTAGGACGACGCCATGGCCAGTCGCGGCGCCCCGTCATGTCGAGGACCGACCGCGCCCGTGATGATTTCGCCATGAATGGATGGCACGCTAATCACCGGGGCATTGGTCTCGACGCTCGAATAGTTGGTTGACGAAAACCGCAGCGAATACGTCGTGACGTTCGGGTTCTGGTCTTCCGTGTAGCCCGCGGTGAACCATGGCTGGAAGCTGCCGTTGCCGATCTTGACCAGTGCGGTGTACTGGTAGTCACGCACATACGGACTCCACCACTGCTCCATGTCCGCGCGCGATACTGGCTCTTGCGCGGTAAGCGTGAGGCTGGTGGAAATGCGGATCGTGACCAGCTGCGGCGCCCCGTCCGGCCCGTACCATCCGCCAATCACTCGGTCCTTGGTGGCCGTTGCCGTCGAGGATCCGTGACCGTAGCCGATCGCATACTTGAACGGCCCGCCTCCCGTCCCGGTGAGCAGCGGCTTATAGGGTGGATCTGGCGGTTCGCCCTCCCCTGAGTACTTTGCCCAGCTCCCAGCCGAGCCGACCAGCCAGAGCGTTGCCTGGGTTAACGGTCCGCCGTTCTGTGCGCTGATGTTCGTGCCGGTCATGCAGTCCGTATAGCCGGCAAGCACATTCACCGTCATGCTGGTGAAATCAGCTGAGAAAACAGCCTCGATGATGGCGCCAATGCCCTCATCGGCATCCCGATCAACACGGATCTGATAGGGATAGGCGGTGTAGCTCCGGGTGAATCTCATGCCGAACATCCAGCGGCGCCCGTCTGGTGTTGCATCGAGAAGGAATGAGTCGCCGTACTGGTTTGGAAGTTGCTGGAGCGGTGCTATTGGTGCCCGCACATCCAGAAAGCGCGGCCCGGCCTTGAGGCTTATAACCGCTCGAACCTCCGCCCCAAGAGCTGGCCCGAGATTCACAGCGGACATTGAGATACTCGCCAGTTCGTTGCCTACCCGAACACGACGATTGAGTAGATTCAGCCCCCAGGCATTGAAAATTGAGGCGTTGCCGTTGCTGGTGGCGATGTACTTGTTCCACAGGCTGGCCTCTGGGTCGGCAGGCTGCAGCGCAGGCTCCGGCAGGCCAAGGTCTACCAGGTAGGTATTGCTGGGCGTGGGCCCGGCAAACATGCTCGAGTAGATCTTGCGGCCGCTGGCAAGCTCAATGTAGCGGGCACCTGAGACGGGTGTGACGTAGAGGCCGTGCCACGGCATGCCAAAGGTAACCAGCTCCTCACCCGCAACGAAGTCAGGAATTGACATTCTGGAACTCCAGAACGACCGGCTCGCCGTTTGCGTCGGTCATCGTGACCTTCTTGGCTGCGCGAACCTCGAAGAAGATCGCGCCGTCGGTAGAAGCCCTGAGTATCGACGGGTGGAATTCGCGCGTCCCTGCCGTTTCGATCAACGGACTGGCAATGCCGCCGCCGGTAGCGCCACCAGTCGCAGGGCCGGATGACGTGCCGCGCCCCTTCTGTGCAGGCAACGCACCTACCGGATCGATGCGAGGAAGTGGCTTGGCCTGGCGCTGAGGGGCAGTAAGCGACTGAATGTCGTCGGCCACGCTCTTACCCGTCCGGCGCGCGGTCATGGCAGCCCCGCTAGCCCTCCGGCTTGCCTCCATCGCGGCACCACTTCCGCGGCGGCTCGCTTCGATGGCCGCACCAGAGGCGCGGCGCCGTTCCTCATTGGTCATGGTCATAGCTCCAGCAGATCGTTAGGAATGCCGACGCGATAGAACGCTTCGGCCGAGGCGGTACGCTCGTCGCGATACTCAGCACCGATTTCGCGGGCATTGATGTCAAATCGGCGCGGGTAGAACTCGGCCGGCATGTTGTCGTTCGTGTCGTAGTTGCCCGAGAAGCCTGGCCGATCATCGTCATAGGGACCGATGGGGAAGCCCGTGTACGGGTCAACCTGGCGACCACCGAGCTGGGTGCCCAGCAGCAATTGAGCCGACGACGTGAACGGCGGCAGGCTGGTATCTGGCTGCGCAGGGACAGCCAGCGCGTCACTGACACCACCGCCGCGCATGATCGCAATGCTCAGCGAGGTGATCGCTTCACCGCTGCCAAGATCGAACTGGTGAACAATGCGCCGGCATTTGCCGACCGCGTGAACGCCCTGGTCAGCTATCTCCAGCGTGTGCCACAGGTCGATGCCCATCGCCATGCTCGTCGGGACATCCCAGCTGAGCGTCGTCTCCCGGTGAGCGCCGACGATCATCGCCTCGCCAATACGCAGCGCGGTTGCGATGGCATTGCTGCGCCGGCCTTCGTCGGAGAGGTCCTGACTGCCAGTTCCGCCACCGCGGATCGGATCGCTGCCCCAGCTCTCCGCCTGATCGCGCTCGATCGACACGGTGTAGCCCGCGCGCTGAACGATGCGCGTCAGCTCTGACTCGCCGGCAGCAGTGGACAGCACCAGCTTGTAGCTCTCGGTTACGCTCTGCACCCAGCGCCGCGCACCGGTGAACGAAGCCGACAGCCAGAGGTTGTCGAAGGTGTTGACCCAGCCCTGGCCGTCGCCGCACGGGTTGGCCATGGACAGCGGCAGCTTGTAGCCGCCCACGCCGCCAAGCAGCTGCTGGCCGCTGTCCGAAACTGATCTTTCGATCATGTCGGTGTCAGGCAGCTCAGTCGCCCACACGCGCCAGTTACAGAACCCGCTCTGACCACCGCCCGCGTTGACGTGAGTCCAGCTGTAGCCCTCGTTCAGCTGCCAGAGGCGCTGATAGCGATAGCTGAATTCGATCTCGACGCGGTTGGTCGTAGCCTCAAGGTCGGATTGCTGCAGGTCTATCTGCTGATAGAGCGTTGTGCCCGGGCCAAATACGAAATGCGGCGCCGTGGCGTACCAGCTCGTCACGCGCAGATCGCCGTAAGCGGAACAGTCCAGACTGGCGGTGCGGGTGCTCATGCGTTCGCGGGCATAGTCCCAGTGGCTGCGGCCCTCGACCGGCTCAAATAGGTCTTCTGACCAGCGCCCGCCGACCAGCGCATCGATAGCCGCGATCGTCATGCCCTCGACCCGCTGCTGCAGCTGGTCGGAGCATTCGCAGGTTAGGATGCGATTGACCGGGTTCCAGTCGGCGCGGCTGATCTGCCCGGTGAACTTGCGCGCCTCGGTCGTTTCGCCCTGGCTCGTGCTGATGTAGTCGATCGATACCGCCCGGCCTTTCCAGTCTGGCGGCACTACGGCGACGCCAGGCGCGATGAACAGATCGAAGCCAGCGATGCCGGCCGCACCCTCTTCCCGGTCAACGGTGACCGATCCGGTGAGCATCGGCGTGAGGTTGAGCCCGCCCACCATCAGCCGCAACGTCCAGACGAACGACTGCCCGCGGACGATGTACTCCGGCTCGGCAGACGATCCAGCTACGCCATTCAGCGGCACGGCGTTGAGTGGCGAGGCGTTGAGCATTAGGTTTCTTCCCAGGTGATGGACCAGGTATGGCTGGCGGATCCTGAATCCTGCGTTTCTGACGGCCGCTTGGCCTTCACGCTGTAGATGGGCATCCAGCACACGCGGTAGAGCGTGGCGCCGGTGACTGCCGTCAGCGTCGCGATGCCATCCGTGACGCTGCACAGTGTGTTGACCCATTGCCCGCCGACGAGCGCCTGGCCCCACGGCGACACGTCAGGACGCACGTCGCCCCTGATCTCCAGCGTCGTACTTGCGCCCTGCACGCTGCGGACCTTTGTCGACCGAAGCTCCAGCGGCTGGCTGTAGTCGAGGCCGTCCAGACCAGGCGGCATCCAGCCTGAGCCGCTGATCGTTCCCGACATGCGTTCCCAATGCGTCATCGACACAAGGTTGCCGCCGCTCAGCCTGGCAGACGATTCGCCGCCGATAGGCTCCTCGCTCAACACTGGCGCACCAGAGTGCAGCACGATCGGCACGCCGCCGAGCATGGCTGAAGGTTGTGGCATGGTTAACTCCGGTGAGTGCGGCCGTGCTTGCGCGCAGCCAGGCGCAGCTGATCGGCCTGCGTAGAATCTGCAAACACCTGGTAGGTGTCACCGCCGATGCTGATGTCCAGCGACCCCAGGTTGCGAGGCGACGTATCCAGACTCGCAACCGTCCCGACCATGCCGCCATCGGCGAACCGAGGGATCGGGATGCCGCGGTTGAGCAGGTCGAGCGCGTTCTTGCCCAACTTGCGCACGGCCGCCGCTCGGATGACGTACTCGCCGTTAGACAGGTAGGCCGGAATGCTATCGCTGGTACCGGTGCCAGGCCCGCGGATTAATCCGCCAGTGGCATACTTCTGCGGCGCAGGGCCTGGGTCTTGCAGCGTGTATTCATTTTCGAAGTCGTACTGCGCGCCGACCTTGATGATGATTTCGCGCTTGGCCAGGGCGTCCAGAGCAGCCTGAACCTGTGCCAACGCGGCGTCGTCCATCTTCACGCTTACGGGCATATCCTTCAGATCAAGCGCCTGCTCTTTGAGCTGTCGCATTTCATCCTTGATCGCTTTGATCTTTTCTTCAGCCCGTCCTTTCTCGATGTCGTTTGCAGCAAGCTCAATGTCGCGCAGCTCGCCAACGAAGCCGGCAAAGCCGTAGGTGTTGGCACCGGCTGCCTGCAAGTCCTGCAGCATCTTCAGAGCGGCCTGGGCCTTCGCCTGGGCGCCTTCAACGTCACCGGCACGCAATGCCTGTCGTGCGCCAACCTTCAGCGCTTGAGCGGCTCCATAAGAGGCTTCGCCCCCAGCATTCATACCGGCTAGCGCTTCCTGGTAGCGCTTCTCAATGGCTAGGCGATCATCGCGGATCTTTTTCAGGTCAGCGCTGGCTTTCTGCTCCGCCGCTACGAGGCGCTTACCGCCCTGCTCCGCTGCTTGGACCATCTGGTCCTGCTGCGTTTTGAGCTGGTCAACGTAGCTGCGTTTTGAGCTGAGTTCTTTCTGCTGTGCGGCCTCTGCGGCCTCTGCAGCCAAGTCGGCTAGCACCTGCATCTCCGCATTCATGCCAGTCTGCTGCTCAACGATTGCCGCACGGAACGCAACCAGCGCGTCTTTCTTCGCCTGCAGCTCTTCCGGCGAGAACAGCAATCCGTCGATTGTCGTGCTAAGGCCTTTTCCCTGCAGGCTGCGATCGAGATCGGCGATCTGCTGATCCACCTTGTCTAGCTCGGTCACCATGCCGGACGCATTGGCAGCCACAAAAGCAATCCGCTTGCCTAGGTCAACGAACTCAGAGGCTCCCTCAACGGCTGTACCGGCAAGGGTTGCGAGCGCCGATGCCAGCTTGATCAGGTTGTCCATAACAACCGGGTCGCTTAGGGTCTTCCCTAGCTCATCGATTGCATCAACAAGCGGTTTAACATCGGCCTGGCCTATAGCTTCTTGCCAAGCGTTATCAAGCTTTGTCAGCGCGTCAGCAACTGTGACCTGCATGCCGTCAACCGCCCCACCGAGCGAATCCATTTGACTGATCAGCGCCGGAACAAACACGTCGGTTGTCAGCTTGCCCTCTTTGGCCATCCTGGCCAGCTCCTCGCGGGACTTGCCTAACCCTTTCGCCATTGCGTCTGCCAGAGCAGGCGTATTGCGGATCATCGAGTTAAAAGCGTCACCGCGCAGGACGCCATCCTGCAGTGCGTTACTGAATTGATTGATGACGGCCGCCGCCTTCTCTCCCTTGGCGGCGCTCGCTACGAGCCCTAAACCTAGCGCCTCAGTAAACTGCAGCGCTTCCTTAGTTGAGAATCCACGCTCGCGCAGAGGCGTCAGCGAGGCAATAAATGCTTCGGCGTTATTAGCCATACTGGTGAACGTTCGATCACTGATCTTGCGCAGGCTCTCCAGACTCTCCTGGTATTCTTTGTCGCTCTTGGTTGCGATCTTTATGCGGTCGGTCATCTCCGCCCAAGCGCCGGTCGCATTGCTGATGCCGCGAATGGCGCCAGTCAGCGCGGACACGGAGAAGACGCCGATCAGCGCCTTGCCAGCCGTAGCCAGCTGCTTGTTCATGCTGTTGAGCTGGCTGTTTACTTCATCGAACGCCTTCTTTGAGTTGTTCTTGCCGTCGATGACCAGCTGGGTTTTGACCTGGGCCATTTAGGCGAACTCCTTGATCAAGCGTTTGAAGTCTTCGGGCTTGGCATTCGCCGCACGCGCGGCGATCAATGCGATCCGGTTGTCTGCGCGGTCTTCTGCGTCGATGGCAGCCAAGAACGTCTCGATCTGGCGCAGGCTGTATTCCTGCACATCAGTCAGGGCATGGCCGGCGCCAATCAGTCGCTGGACGACGGAGCCCCACTCAGCGCCCTTACCATTGCCGGCAGGGCTTCGCCGAAAAAACTGGAATTGACCCGCACCACCTCGACGAACAGCTGAACGGAGACGGTCGCCGGAAGGAACCACAGCTGCCAGCGCTTGAGGCTGGTCGTTGCCAGCAGCACCTGACGCAGTTCGCGGCTATGCGTGGCGGCATAGCGGTTGATCTGCTGGACGCTGGCCTGGCTGAACAGCTCGACCAAAGCGCCGGCCGACTTGCCGTAGCGCTCGAAGTGGCGCAGCTTCACCGGCAGGATCTGCACGTCACGCCCCATCACCTCGACGGTGACCGGCTCAGGAAAAAGAATTTGCAACTCGTTCATGCCAAACTCCGGGCAATAAAAAACCCGCCGAAGCGGGTCTCGTTTGATGCTTGGCTACCTAGCGCACAGCCTCTGCCAGGATGCCTCGAATTGTTCGTCAGGGATTTCGCCCTCAATGACTGAGATGCCTCCTCCGGACGCCATGTACCTCTTGAAGCCGTTGTACGCTCCGAACCCGTTCTTGGCGTTCACCTCGCCGCAGGGAACGCCAGACTTCCCAACAAACTGATTGCGGAACTTCGCAGACTCGGCGTCCTTAAGGCGGGACTCAACAGCCCGCTGTCCAACTCGAATCACGGCGTATTCGTTTGGCTGCTCGGTTTTTGCGGGGAGCGCGGCAGGACCACTAGCCGGGCGAGCGACTAGCAAGACGATAACGCCTAGCCCGGCAACTACCAGGACGACCCGGCCGAAGAACTTGCTGCTGATGAATGTCAAGAAAACAGACCTGCCCAGCGAGGCGGCTTGCTTTGCTGGTCCAGCCACAACTTCAACCTTGCGTTTTCGCTCTTCTCGCTCCGCTGCCTGATACAGCGCTTCCGCCTTTCGAGCCCGCGCAATCACAGCTTTTTCGTAGAACGCACCACAGCGTGGGCACTTGGCAGGGTTACCGAATGCGGCATCATCATCGACATGATTGCAAGCTGGACACTGCATAAGGCTCCCTCCTTAATTCCACGCCGTGAAGCAACCATTAGGATCTATGTATAGGTAAAGGCGGGAGCCGTCTTGCTGCACATATACCCACTGATCTCCATACGATGCCCTATTGATTTCCGATGGATAACCTATCGATCGGCGGACATCATCCCCCGTCATGCCGATCTGTATTTGGCCTCGACCATTAAGGTACGCAATATCAACTTGAGTAAGGTCGCCACAGTGATTGAAAGTGCGTCGCGCCCTTGGGCGTTGCGGCTCGTTGCTAGGTGTCGCCAATTTCACTGCAGGGCCGGCACCGCTCGGCCTGGCGGCTTCCGGCGTGACCACGGCGCCGGTACTTTCTGCTCCGCATCCGTGCTGGCTGAATGTAGTCTTGCCATCTGCGTCTATGCACTTGAAAACCGGCGCAGCACTAGCACCAGTGGCCGCAGCAACACACGCCACAGCCAATAACAGCCTGAACATAAGGCTCCCTCCCCATAGGAGAGAGGAATCTACCACGGCGCCAGCACAGAAACCCAGCGCTTGGCTGGGTTCGGATCTGTCTAACTATCTAGCTTGCGGCCTGCATGGCGTAACCGCCTCCCGCTCCACGCTGGCTGTAGATGCGATAAATCTCATCGCGGCGCTCGTCCAGGGTGCGGAAGCCCATGCCAATCTCTGAAAAGTGCTCATTGAAGTTCGACAGCGGCCTTGAGTCCGTCATGCGCGCGATGGCGTAGATTCCAGACTTCATCGCCCACTCCATGGCGAAGTGGTAGTGACTCATCATCAGATAGAGCGCCTGCACTTCGCGCTCCGACAACTGCATGCCTTTCGCCTGGCTGCTTTCAAGCCATTCACCTTCAAGGACGTATGCGGCGATGTACTGGCAGGCTGCGTCCAGCTTTTCGGCAGGGATCAGCTCGGTGCGCGGCACGTTGAAGCGAGTGTGAAGCACCGAGTGCATCCTGTGGCGCGCCTGGCGCTGAACTCCCACCGGAAGCACAGACACCTTCTGGCTTATCACTCCCCCGATAAGGTTGGCACCTGACACGCCGATTACGTCATTCACCAGCGTCGCCATCTTGCCGCTGTCGTCGGAGTAACGGCCGTGCTTGCGGATGGCCGGGAGCACTTCAGCGGTCACCCACTTCTTGAAGCGCTTGGCTTCGGCTTTCCTGCTGCGAAGGATCAGCGAGTAAAGACCTGACTCATTGATCAGAACAGGCTTTCTTCCCGAACCCGAATAATGTTCGTGTTCGCGCTTCTCTTCATCATCAAGCCCGATCAACGCCTTGTTCGTGTCCATCAGCGCCAGTGCGGTACAAACGTCCTTCGCGAAAAACCATGGCTGATCGTCATCCAGCAAAGCGCGGACGGGTTGAGCGCCGAAGCTGAACGGGATTACATTGCCTGATGCTGTGTTAAACTTGTCCATGTGAATATCCTTGCCAGTGTGTTCACGTTGTACGAAGCCTCAGGTGTTCCAGCACTTGGGGCTTCCTTGTTTCTGCCTACCGCTATTCGACCAGGTAGCTTCCACGCAGCTTGCTCATATGAGTTCGCCCGTGCGGTATCGCTCCGCTGCCATCGACAACCGCAACGGAATACTTGCCGTCGAGCGCCGGATAAACCCGAGTCTCTAGCCAGCCCGTAACCGACGTGTTGCCTGCAGCTTTGCGCTCGTACCCGTAATCCTGAACGAGATCCCGTGGATTTCCTCGGACAACGATACGAACCTGCTCGACCTCAAACACGAGGTCTTCGAATGTTGATATCGATATATTTTGCGTCATCACTCCCCTCCATGTGGGCGCCAGTACCGGCGCTGAGGGGAAATATAGACCAAAGCAGAAACACTAGCAAGGAGTTATTAGGCAGTTAATATGGTTTTCATATGATTTTCATATGAAACGCGGCCACGGCGCACGCGCCAAAGCCCACCGATCCGATGGGCTTGGACTCGGGCGCTTAGGCGATGGTGTCCATCTCGACCTTGAAGAACTGCGACAGGCCGGCGCCGACGATGCTGGTATCGATCAGTACCTCGCCAGTGATCTCCAGCGCAGCGAACTCGTCGCCGATGAAGCCTAGGCCTTGAGCGGCGCCGATCTTCGCGCGATGCACGGTCACCGTCACTGTCTTGCCGGTGGCAGCCTCGTTGACGCCGTTGAAGACCATCTCAAAGGTCTGCGCGCCAGTGGTCAGCGCTTCGATTGTGGCCTTGTTGTTGACGGTGTCTTCGGTGACGGTGCCGAAAAGAACCATCGCCAGGTTTTCCGGGCTCAGGTCATGCAGCGTAGCCGTGAACTCGACCGACTCAATGCGGTTAACCTGGGCATAGGTGCCACCGCCTGCCGTCCGGTAGTTCGGCAGCTTGATGATGTTTTCGTTGATGTTGAAGTTGAGCGCGGACACGTTGCCCACGTCGACGGCGGCGCCGCCAGCCTCAGGCGTCAGGCTGACAATGCCCTTGCCCATGTATGCGTAGTTGGCCATGCGAGTTTTCTCCGGGTGAAAAAAAACCCGCTCGATGGCGGGTTGCTGGGTTTGTTTTAGGTCAGTACTTCTCGACGTACCGGATGGTTATCGAGCTGGTGACACTGCGCGTCGTACTGCCCTCGATGTCTGGCTCATACTCGGCGGCCTCTTCAAAAGGCCAGCCACTCTTGAGCGGCCGAACGTGCGGAAGCTGGCCAGTGCCAAGGGTCTTCAAAATGTCGTGATGCAGCAGTTGGAGATCCTGCAATGACGAGGACCTTGGCATGACGCCCTCGATCTCATAGCGCGCCGCCCGCGAGGCCGTTGTTCCAGCCGTCTCTTCCAGCTCGTCGCTCGCAATGCGGGCCATGATGTAAGGCATTGGCGCCTTGTCTGGCTTGCGCTCTCCAAAGCCATAAACGCGCTCGACTTTGGTGTGGTAGTCATTGGCGGGACTGATTGCCTCAAGGCGCTTCAGGATCTCGGCAGAAAGCTCTGTACCTCTGGTCATCGCGCCCCCTTGGCGATCTCGATGCTGATGCGCCGCTCGAACTCTCGCAGCAGGTATGCGTTGACCCATTTGACCGTGTCAGCGCCGCTCAACTGCTTGAACCAGTAGGCCGCAGACGGCCCTTGTGCGAGCTGTAGCGCTCGTTTGTAGGCGTAGGTCTTTGCTCCCTTGGTCCTGCTACTTCGCGTTATCCATGGGAGCTTGTGGCGGCTCGACGGGTTGATGAAGCCGGCGGCAATCTTTCGGCCACCCGGGCCGCGCACCCATATCCGTGCGCGTGTCGGGGTGATTTCTTCATAGCCCCACGTCCGGTAGTTCACGACCAGGATGCCGGAGCTGCTCGGGATGATGCGGGACTCCATCCGGCCTCGCCTTGCTCGCTTAAGCTTGAGCGCGCGGCGCAGGCGCTGCGGCTTAACCGTTCCGCTCATGGGCTTGACGTAACGCTCTGTTCTGGCCTTGGTGCCGGTTGTGTTGAGAGCACCTCGAAGCGCCGGATCGATCTTGCGCCCGACCTCAGCCAATCGAGCCTTGGCCAGCTCAACACCATGCAGCTCTACCCTGATCTGCATCAGACCTTCTCCAGCCAGAGGCCTCGAACGACACCGTCGTCTGTCTCATCGGCATACGCAATCACGGAGTATCGTGCGCCATCGATGACCAGTTGGTCGTCAACCTGGGGCCGGCCAACCTCAATCAGGGCAACCTCAGCCTTTGTGCGGTATTCAGTCACCTGGCCCATTTCATCGCGATACGGCGCTTCATGAGTTAGGTGAACCCGACATGAAAGCGGGATTCCGTCTTGCGGGCGGTACTCGCCAGCAAGACCTACCAGTTCGCTACAGGTGAGAACTGCCTCGGCGCGGGCACCTGTTACGTCTCGCACGCTATCTATCAACAGCAGCCTGCCACCTGCGCGGAGGTATCGTCCGATCTGCAGTCGCTCATCCCACCACGCTCGAACTTCCACCTTGCCAGGATTGCGTAAGCCCGATGGCGCTTGGACGTCGCCGGAGTCCTTCGCTCTGATGCCGATCCAGAACCAATCCACGACACATGGGCGCGCATCCGCGTCCAGCCTCAGCAGGTCGGCCGGCGTATCAAGTCGACCGGCTCTCATACCCCAAGCCCCACGCGAAAGAAGTGCAGCATGTTCTCTGCCTTCGGGATCTTGGTGTAGGTAGCTCCTACGACAGCTTCCTCGCGGTTTGCGTACAGCTCTGCAGCGATGATCAGGATCGCCAGCCGCACGCTGTGCGGAACGTCGACCGCAGCGCCATCATCGTCTGCCCATGGGATCGGGCGCCCGATGAACTGGCTGGCATGGTCAATTGCCGCGTCCAGCTTCATCTGCAGGTCGTCATCTTCCTGCGTGTGCCGAATACGCAGGTGCGTTTTCAGGTCTGCGAGAGTCGGCATAGGCATGGGATGACTCCTTACTTGTCGCCGTCAGGCTTCGTGGTGCTTGCCACGCGCTGAGCAATCAGGGCGTCGGCGTGTCGCTTCGGGACCGTATAACCTGGCCCTCCGCGACGTTTGATCTCGCCGGCATCCATGTAGGAGCGCAGCGGGTAGATGGTGACCTCCGAGGGATTTGTCTCGGGGCTTGCGACGGCTTTAGCCGTTTCGCTGGAAGAGTCGGTCACAGGGGCGACCTTTCTTGGACGAGCCATGAATCATCCTCCTGAAAGGCGCCCCAGGCGGGGCGCCTCTGGTGGCTTACGGAGTGACGGTCAGAGCACCGGTCACGAAGGCCTCCGGGCGATACACAGCGAACGCCAGGCGCTCTTCGGCGCGGATGGTCACCATGTTGTTCTCGAAGTCCTTGTCGTTCTCGGTGGAGATCAGGATCTCGACGTCCATGCGGTCGAAGATCTGAGCGCCGAGGCGGAACGCACCGGTCAGGAACTCGTCCTGCTGCATGGCCTGGGTAGCCACGACCGGACGATTCCAAAGACGGGCGGCGGTGCCTTCCTGCGGCTGGCCGACGATGTAACGACCTTCACCGTCCTTGGTCAGCTCGATTGCAGCCCAGTCGATCGGGTTCAGGACGATGCCGTCAGCCGGGAACTCGGAGAGTTCTGCTTGCAGCAGCGCCAAGCGCAGGCGGTCGATGCGCTGCTCACCAGTCACCACGATTCCGCCAGGAGCGGCATAGGTCTCTGCCAGGGTCATCAGGCCCTGCAGGTTGGCGCCAGTGCCGTTTCCGTACAGGAGCTGCTGCTCTTCTACGGTTAGCAGGCCGTAGCGAGCGCGAGCATCGATGTAGCTCTGCAGCGCGGACGAGTCGTCGAGGATCTGGCGGCTTGCCTTGAACAGGTGGGCCAGGGTGCGAACCGGCGCGCTGACCAGCTCGAATACCAGATCCGAGTACGGCTTAGCGCCACCTTCAGCCACCGCGGCGGCGTTGTTGGTGAAGCCGGTTTCGCGGACGTACTCGATGGCGTTGCTATCGGTGGTCCCGGGCGCGATCAGGTCGCGGATCGTCAGACGACGCTCCGGCGGCATGATGATTTCCGGGCGACGGTCAGCGCCGACCAGGGCGCCACCAGAAGCCGGGGCGGAGGTGATGGCTGCGCGCGGAACGGACACGCGACGGGAGCCGCGGAAGGATGCATTGACGCCTTCCATCTGGTCGCTGCCGACTACCAGTTCACCGGCAGACTTCTGCCGCTCGCTTTGGTTGCGGCCGCCATTGCTGGCGTTGACCAGCTTCTGCTCGGCTTCCTGCAGGCGCGCAGAGAGCTCGCCCTGCTTGCTGAGCAGTTCGTCCACCTTCACGCGGGTTTCAGCGTGCATTTCGCCAGTGCGGGCGATTTCCTTCTGGGTGGCTTCGGCTTGTGCCTTGATCTGGTCACCGATGCCTTTCAGGCTGGAGTTGAGTTCTTTTACCTGGGCTTCAAAGTCCATGGTCAGTTACCTTTCAGAGTTTGGAGAAGAGTGGTTGCCGCGCTCAGTGACGCGGTGAGGTCAGGCGCGACAGCGTTCTGCTTGTCGGTCGGAGCAGCGTTATGCGTGCTCCCGCCAGCAGCGCGAGGCGTACTGGACTTGAAACTGGCGAAGAGTTCGCGCCGCTCGGACCTCGGCATCCCGGCCTTCGCCAAGGCCACGTCCATCGCTTTCAGCGCGCTGTTCTGCCGGCTTTCTTCGGTATCGCGCTCAGCAACCTCGTCGGCAGAAAGCAGCCCGGTAGCCAAGCCAAGCTCGACGGCGCGCTTGCCGCGGATGAACGTCTCGTCATCCATCATCTCGGCCATGTCCGCTACTGGCTGCCCGCTCGTTTCGGCGTACAGGTCGGCCATGGCAGCGTCGAACTCCTGCATGTCGTCGGCGACGTCGCGCAGGTAGTGGCGGTTTCCGGCGAGCACCGTCCAGCAGTTGTGGATCATCAGGAAGGCGCTGCTAGCGACCTGCCGCTCAGATCCGGCGAGATAGATAATCGAGGCGGCACTTGCCGCCATGCCGAGCACCTTTGTGGTCACCCTGTGGCTGTGCTCGCGCAGGCGGTTGTAGATGGCGATTCCCTCGAACATGTCGCCGCCCGGGGAGTTGATATAAACGGTGACATCTCGCTCGCCGATAGCGCGCAAGGCGGCGTCAATCCGATTCACGGTGACGCCATCGCCGTACCAGTCCTCACCGATCACGCCATAGATGGTGATGGTGTCAGAGGTGCTTTCTACTGCGGCCTGGATAGCCGGATTCCACTTTTCGAGCGCACGCGGGCTCAGCTCGCTGCGAAGGCCGCGAGCCTGGATTTTGAGTTGCATGGATTACTCCTTGGGGAGATCGGCGGTTAGCCAGTTCTGCAGGGCTGCGCGTGCGGCCTGGCCGTCGCTGGATTGCCCCAGTGCGTCAAGTGGTGCAAGGTTTGTCTGCGCCGTCAGCACGTCGGCATTCCCACCGCGGCGCGGCAGGTTTTCGCGGACGCGGCAATCGTCGCGGGTGTAGATGCCGTTCTGGACCATCGTGCTGTAGAACGAAGCGCGCGCCGCGCTATCAGCACGCAACAAGCCTTCCAGGGCGAACTCCGCGTAGTGCGTAAGCCTCTCACCTGGCGACATCAGTTGCTTGAGTACGGCCTTCTCGATGCGGCGCAACCAGGTACTTAGGGAGAACGTCAGGAAGCCGATGACCTGTTGCTCAAGGCCAGATCCCCAGCTGGTGTTCTTCTCGGTGTGCCCGACCATCCAAGGCGGAACACGGAAGAACCGGCAAACCTCCTCGACGCTCCAGCTTCTCGTCTCAAGCAGTTGCGCGTCGGCCGGATTGATGCCAATCGACTCCGGCGTCACCCCAGCCTCAAGGACAGGGGACTTGCCGGCGTTCATGGCGCCGCTCACCGTCTCTACGTATTTGCGGAACTCGTCGCGCTGCTCAGACTTCAGTACCCGGTCAACCTTGAAGGCTACCGTCGGCATCATTCCGTTCTTGAAGGTCCCGTTCGCTGCATCGTCGGCCGAAATTGCCGATCCGATGATGTCGGCGCCATAGCTGATCGGGGACAGCCCGATTCGACCGTCAAGCGAGAACGCCGGGATATGAAGAACTTCGCTGGATTGAAGCTCCCGCTCTCCATCGCTGAAGCTGTAGAAGTAGCGGATGCTCCCGTTCTCGGTGACTAACCGCATACGGTGCGGGAGCAAGAAGCTCAGCGCGACCACCCGGCCAGCAGAACGATGTATCTGCGCAAAGGCATTTCCGCGCAGAAGCATGCTCGCGAGCATCGCCTCCCAGAACTGCACCGGGCTCATGTGCTCGTTAGGCGAAACCGCTAATACGCTGTAGAGCGGGTGACTGGTGTCCATCTCACGACTACCGTCTGGAATGCGACGGTACAGGCCAAGCGGAAGCGTTGCGATCGTTTCAGCGATCAATCGAACGCAAGCCCACACCGCTGAGACCCGCATTGCAGTATCAACGCTTACGCTTTTTCCTGAACTTGACTGCCCACCGACGAACTGCCCCCAGAATGCCCCGTCAGATAGCCGAATCGTCTTGCCGAGCCATTCACTCAGCCCAGCCGATGGCCTGCTAGCAGACCTAGAAATGGTCCGCAGAAGGGACTTATTCATCTGTCATCCCTCTTCGGATAAATCCAGCAATGCAGAACATGGAGCAAGATCCGGCGATCAGCGCCCACGCGGTGCCGGCCAGCATCCAGACCCCCGCGCACAGCAGGCCGAAGCCAGCCAGCGATGCCAGCAGAAATGCAGTCAGTGCGCTCATGCGATCAGTGGGTCCCGTATTGCGTTCATGAAATCGTCGTCATCCGCTTCTTCGGTTTCGACGGTTGATACCCCGATCGCCATCAACAGCGCTGCCATGTCGTCGATCTTGTCGGCGCTGCGCTTCTTGTCCGGAGCCATGTTCAAGTTGTCGTCGCGCCTGGCAATCAGGTTGGAAGCGCACCAGTTCAGAATCTGGTCTCCGCCGTGAGCAAGATTCCCGGAGATGTAGGCGCGCTCTAGCGTCTGCATAGCAGGGTGATAGGAACGCGGCCCCTGGATGAACTCGACCATTGGCAGTTCAGCCTCGACCAGCCGGTTAACCAGGTCGCTTGCGTTCCATCGGTCATAGGCAATTAGCTGGACGTTGAAGTCCTGGCAGATTGCGCAAACGTCTTTCTCGATTACGCCATAGTCGGTGACGTTGCCCTCTGTCTGCTTGAGCAGACCGGATTCGACCCACGACTGATACGGAACAGTACCCCGCTCAGTTCGGTAGGCGACTGCGCTTTCCGGAGCCCAGCGCCAGCCGTAGGTGTAATAAACCCCGTCAACTAGCCAGACCAAGCGGAAGGAGCACATGTCCGCGGTGCTGGCCAGGTCAAGGCCGCCCCAGCACGGATATCCACGTAGCCATTCAAGGTCGACTGGCCCGCCGCACGCTTGCCATTTGGTCAGGTCGATCCAACCATCCGCGGTGGATGCTGGCCGATTGAGTCGCTTGATGCGGAACTCAGCCAGTTTCGACGGCATCTGCTTGGCCTCAACAGCCTCTTTGCGGATCGCCGCCATCAGGTGCGGATTCACGTCCATCAGAGGATTGGCTTTGATCCAGACCTTTTCGTCAAATTCTTCATCCGCCTTGATGCCTGCCGACTTGTCTTCCTCGTCAACTGCGTAGAACACCACGAGGAAGTGATCAGCAGTGGTGCCGAACAGGCCAGACAGCAACTTCTTGGCGAACATCCGAAGCTCTGCCCAAGGGCCAGGGTTCGTATAACCCTCGGTCGTCGTATAGAGCCAGAGCGGGTTGCTGCGTGCACCTGCGGCCGACGTCAGAACGTTGAGCAGATCGGCGCTCTTGTGGGCGTGAATCTCGTCTAGGCCAACATGCGAAGGGTTCAGACCATCTTGAGTAGAAGCCTTGGCATGGATCGGCTTGAAGGTTGCGCCAGTCTCGGCTCGACTAATTGCCTTTGCCCAAACCTCGAGGCCAAATGCTTCCCGCAGGTCTGCGGTCTTCTCAACCATCCGCTTTGCGGTGTTGAAGATGATCGACGCTTGCGGAAAGGTAGTTGCAGCACTGATTACCTGTGCGCCCTCTTCCGGCTCGCAGCACTGGCAGTACAGGAGAATCCCGGATGAAAGCGTGGACTTCGCGTTCTTCCGAGCAACAGCAAACAGAGCCGAGGTGAAGCGGCGCGGCCGGAAGTAACCCCAACCCTCTATTTCGGCCCCTTCACGTTTTCGAAATCCGAACAACTGCACCACGAAGAAGACGTGCGACGGGTGCATCACGATCTCTGGCTTGTCCCACTTCCCTTCGACGTGCGGAAGCTTCTCAATGAAGTCGCATGGGTCGTTCGCGTGCCATGCATCGAAGATGAACGGGCAGTCTTTGCGCTTGGCACGTTTCAGATCATCGAGGAACCGCTGAGCGGCCTGACGGATCAGCTTGCCGTGCTTCTTGCGCTTCTTGTCAGCAATCGCGCCCTTAGCGTAGTCGGTCGCGATCTTCACGTAATCGCGACCGTTTGCCATATCGCTATGCCTTCTGTGGTCGTCCGTTGGACGCGAACTTGTTTCCCGCCGGCTTCTCTCCACCAGAAGCCACTTTGCGGCGGCTGGCCGGGGTCATACCAAACTCAGAGAACAGCGCTTTAAGCGCCGTATCTTCCGCGGCGGTCATCTCCATCCCTGCCCTGG